TTGCCAGAAGGACGCGCCCGTCCGCTCCGAAAAGATGAAATTCCAGATAGATTTCGTGAAGGGCTACCAGCTCCGTGTACTCAAATCTTCCACCTACCTCATCAAGGAGCTCCGTAACTACACCTGGGCGAAGGACAAGGATGGCAATAACCTCAACGTCCCGATCGACAAGTGGAACCACGCATTAGACGCGATGCGCTATGCGGTCTATACCCACCTTGCGCAAGAATATAATCACGGCAACTATAATTTTTCAATACGATGATAAGAAGCTACGAACAACTAACCCTCGGCAAGTATGAGGAGATAGTGGCCCTCTTGAAGGACCAAACATTAGACGACCTCCAGCTCCAGGCAGAGGTCATCGGAATACTCAACGATAAGACCGCAGACGAGGTTCTTGATCTTCCTCTGGAGGAGTATCAGATGCTCGCCTATGCGGCAAAGTTCCTCGAGGAAGTCCCCGAACCGAAGCCACGATGCGCGAAGTCCTATAACCTCGCATACACCACGAGTGAAGGCAAGCGAGAGGAGCTCGTGCTCATGCCTACTTGCAGCGCTCGCCAGATGACGACTGCGCAGTATATAGACTTCCAGAACTTCAATGCTCAGGGAGACAAGGTGACGGAGACGCTCTCCTGCCTTCTCATTCCTCTTGGGAAGAGATACTGCGAAGACTATGACCCCGCGGAGGTGCAGGCAGCCATAAGACAATCCCTGCCGGTATTGCCGGCACTTCATCTCCTTGCTTTTTTTTTCGAATCGTGCGCACGATTAACGAAGGCTACTCTCATCTCCTCGTGGTGGGCGCTCAAGATGAAGAGGAGCAAGACGGAGAGCGAGAAGGCGGAGCTCCGCAAAATTCGAGCTTTGCTGAAAGGTGGGGCTGGACCCACGCAGTAGACCAGGTATCGGAAACGATGCGAATCCCGTGGCCCGACGTCTATCGCCTTGAGGTGATTGAGTTCCTCACGACCCTCTGCTACATTCGCGACAAGCGTGCCTGGGAGAAATCCGAAATCGAAAAGTACAAAAGACAGAACTAACAATGGACGACCTATTACAATTCCCGAACATTACCTCCGTATTGGAGACCTACGCCGAGGAGCTTCGCAAGCTCTATCGGGAGAACCTCGTCAAGAGTGACGCCCTCGCCTCGGAGCAGCTCTACAACACGGCCACCTATCAAGTGACGCGAGACGGCCTCACCTGGGAAGTCTCCCTCTCGCTCGAGGATTATTGGAAAAACGTGGAGGAAGGCATGAAGCCACATTGGCCGAGTGAGGAAGCCATCACGAAATGGGTGAGGGTGAAGCCCGTCATCCCTCGGCCCGACGTCTTCGGGAGAATCCCTTCGGAGAAGTCGCTCGTCTATCTCATCCGCCGTAAGATTGCGCGCGAAGGAACGGAAGGGAGACACGACCTCCTCAATGCCGTGCAGGAGTGTAACCGCCGATTCCTGCGAGACCTTGAAACGGCCTGCCAGCAGGACATCGACAACCTCGCAAGCGTTGCCATTCAGTCCCTCGCCGATAAACCCCTCTAAAAATCAAACAAAAATCAAACAACGAGGATAAGGGCGAGAGACGATAAAACCCTCGTCTTATTCTTTCGTGGCCGTCTACGGCCGTTTTTGGAGGTCGCTCCACTTTTTAGAAAATCAGATCACAATGGCAAATCAAATTCCAATCTGGAAGACATACTACACCTCGCTCACCGAGAAGCTCGGCGGAGCGGACTTCGTGGACTTCACTATACGCGTCCGGACGGCGACGAACGTCGTCTACTCTGGGCGAGCTTATAAGGACATGGAAGGAAAGGTGCTCATCAGTATTAACGACATCGTCCGCCGCTATCTCAAGACGAACGATCTCACGGCAAGCGTGGGCGTCGGGCAGGATTCGATGGAATACAACTCCCTTCAAGTGCAGGCGTGGGTTTACGTCGGGACTACCTCCGTGGAGACCATCATCTTCGACGACGTTCAGGACTACGACGAAAATGAGAACTACCTCGCCGAAGGACTTCAGCGACCTATCACCTCGCAGATAGACCCTCGGCAGCTCTTCTGGTTTACTTCACTCCCAACGCAGATTCTGCAGGTGACCTACACGAAAGATGACGGCATGGCTGACACGATAGACCACTCGGGCGAATCCATCTCCGGACCATTCTCCTTCCTTGCGCGGTTCTCATCGCTCAAGGTCGGCTCGCTCATTTCCGTGCAGACGGAGGTCTTCACCGCGGACTACGAGGTGGTCGCTCCGTGCAATCGGTTCATCCTCTACTACACGAATAGCCGTGGAGGTGTGGATTCATTCCTGCTTCGGAATGTCAAGGAGAGCGACGCCATCACTCGGGAGAGGGTTGCCGACACTATCAAGCAGGCGACGATGACAAAGACGTTCAAGGGTTACTCGGGATTCCTCACGGCGGAGCAATCCGCACGGATGGGCGACCTTCTGGAGACCACCTCGGCCGTGCTCGAAGACCTCGAAAGCGGTCGCCGCTATGAGGTGGCCGTCAGGACTGACAGCTGGGAGAAGAAGACCTACATTACCGAAGGGCGCAAGCTCGTCTACTACGAGGTGGAGCTCGAAGTCCTCAAGCAATTCGAAAGACAATGAAGACACGGCTATACATTAACGGCTCTCTCACGGAGAGAGACGAGAGCGAGCTCTTGCAGATGAACTACACTCGGGAGGAGCTCTCGAACCCCACCATCGTCAAGAACTCCTACTCGCAGAAGGTGACGCTCGCGGCAACCGCCACGAACGAGGCTATCTTCCGAGGGTTCTATCGTTACGACAACACTCGCACGGCGGAGGGGTTCGACCCGCTCGTTCGTGCACCCTTCGAGATTCGGAATGAGCAGAATGAGATTCTCGAGAGCGGTTATGCGAAGATGGAAAGCGTGAACCGAAAGGGCTCGCAGCTCATCTCCTACACGCTCACCCTCTACGGAGGGCTGGGTGCATTCTTTTACGCGATGACCTATAAGACCGACGGAGACAAGAAGACTCTCGCAGACCTCGCCTATCCGTTCAGCTCGCAGACGCAGGCCAGCTACATAGAGCCGAAAAAATTCGGCTTCCCCCTCACGGCTTCTGCCGTCACTCTCGCGTGGCGCCTGCTGGACGAGCCTATCGGGAGCCGCAATGAATACGACGTAATCAACTTCGCACCCTGCTATAACGGATTGCCGGCTTGTAAGTTCTCGGCAGATAAAGCCGTCTACAAGAGTGGCGGTGGCATCGCCTCCAGCATAGCCGGTATTTCGTTATTAGAGCGTCGGGATGGAGTGAAGTATACACCTCGCTCCGATGCGAACGGCTACGTCCTGCTCAATTTGTCCAACAAACATACGGAACAAGAGACGCAGGACCTGCGAGCATACCTCCAGCGCCCTGTGCTAAATCTCCGCTACTTCCTTAAGGCGATGACCGACGCCCGGAACACCGAGGGCTGGAAGGTGACGCTCTCTGCGAAGCTCACCTCCGACAATTATGCCTATCTCAAGGACACGTGGCTCACGCTCCCTATGTTCGACCGCGATATGAAAGACCCCGAAAAGGCGAAGGCCGCCGACGTGCTGGCAGGAATGAAGACACCTGCCGACTACCTCATCGCTCTGGCGAAGACGCTCGGCTGGGTGTTCGACACCGGCAAGACCCATCGGGAGATAAAGATTATGACCCGTTCGGAGTACTACGCGGGAGGTGGCGAGGCTGTGGACCTCACTACGCTCGTGGATACTCAGAAGGAGATAACCCTTGCACCTTACCTCATAGAGGATAAGTTCTATCTCTTCGCAAATGATAACTACGGAGAGGCGGCGGAGAGCTATGCCGAGAAATTCGGACGGCCGTATGGTTCGCAGACGATAGACACCTCCTACGGATTCAATGCCGAGACGAAGAAAGTATTAGACGGCATCGCCCTGAAGGGAGCCGCTATGGTGCTCGAAGGGAGTCCAAACTTCAAAGTCTGGGGAGCGAATCCGGACGCCACTTCGGGAAGTTACCAGAACTATGAGCTCAAATTCGCCCACACGGAGCAAGTGACATACCAGCTCTATGGCGTGAAGGGTGGCGACACCCTCTCTCTCGATATGTCACCAATCGCCAACGGCTATGCTCCGTTCGGATACAACCCGAACCGAAAGGAATATGACTTCGTGGCAAAGCCGCAGCTCCACAAGGCCGACAACAAGGCGGAGAGCGGAGAGGGCGTCCTGCTCTTCTACAACGGAAAGAAGGCGCTCCCCGTCTATCAGCAGGCAGGGTTCATAATCGCCGAGGTGACGTTCCACCTCTCCGACGACAACGCGGCTATGTTAGTGCTCAACGATGGCCTTCCGTGCTGGGACGTCTCGCCTCGTGGTGAAGGAGAACTCTACTTCCTGCCAATGTTCTCGCGTCTGGATGACGAGACGACGCCCGGATACTCTTTCGACTTCGGAGCTCCGCGGGAGGTCTACGACCCCGAGCTGGACTACGATTACGACACTCTGCTCTATCCGAACCAATGGGCGAGATACCTACAAGACCGCTATTCGGTGGATACCCGCGTGCTCACGTGCTACGTGGATTTATCCGCCTTCCGGGTGGAAGGGTCGCTTCTGCGACGCTTCTGGTACTACGGCGGTTCATGGTGGGTGCTCAACAAGATAAGTAATTACAACTACGGCTATTCACGGACAACGAAATGCGAGTTCGTGAAGGTTCAGAACAAGACCGCCTATACTGACGGCCAATCTCAATAAAGAATCACTATGGCAAAGGAAATCGTAAAAACTCTCCGCGTAGATGCCGAGCAGGGCATTACCAGCGTCAAGGAGCTAAAGAAAGCAATAGCGGAATGTCGGGACAGCCTCGTCGCTATGGACCAATCTATGGGCGACGCGGCAAAGGAGACTGACGAGTATAAGGAGCAGGTCGAACAACTGCAAGGCTACCAGAAGACCCTCAATGACGTGATGGGCGTTACGAAGAAGAAGGCGGATGCGGTGGCAGGCAGCTATGACGACCTCAACGCGCAGCTCACCGCCGCTCGCAGGGAGTGGAAGTCCCTCAGCGAGGAACAGAGGAATGCAGACGCCAAGCTCGGGGAGGATGGCCTCCTCGGTCGGATTCAATCCCTGGACAAGCAGCTCAAGAATATGGACGACTCCATCGGCCTGCACCAGAGACACGTCGGAGACTATGCCGGACAGATTGCAAGTATAGCAGGTCTCTTCGGCGGTGCCGGCAAGGCCGCCAGCGGTGCAATAGGTTCGGTTCAAGGACTGACGGCAGGGCTGAAGGCTATGTCCGGAACACCCGTCATAGCTATCCTCGGAGTGCTCGTCACCATCTTGCAGAAGGTCATCTCCAGCATAAAGACCTCGGAAGACAACGTAAACGCCCTCTCTATGGCGTTTGCTCCGCTGAAGGCGGCAGGCGACCTCGTTACGAAAATGTTCCAGGGCCTCGGCAAGGCGCTCGCCAGCGCAGCCACGTGGTTCACGAAGGTGCTCGACAAGCTCGGGCTCGTCACCGATGAGATGCGTGAACGGCAGGACCTCGCCGCCAAAGAGATAGAACTTCAAAAATCCGAGAGAGCGCTGCTTTATGAGAACGCCGACACTCGAAAGAAGATAGCGGAGCTCAATGCCAAGTCCACGGAGAAGGACAAGTTCTCCGCTCAGGAGCGTGTGGCGTTTATTGAAGAGGCTGGACGTCTGGAGCAGGAGATAGCGAAGAAGTCCTACGAGCAGGCGAAGCTCGCCTACGAGGTGAAGAAGCGCACGAACGCCCTTACGGAGAGCAGCACCGAAGACCTCAAGGAGGAAGCGCAGCTCTACGCCACTATGGTGAACGCAGAGACGGACTACTACAACAAGATGAAGGAGCTCAACGCCCGCAAGATAGAGGCTATGCAGCAGCAGGCCTCGGAGCGCGCGGCGCACCTCTCCGTGGAGAAGGAGCTCATAGAGCAGGAGCTCGCCCTCGCCAAGACCGGCAGCGAGGAAGAGCTGAAGCTCACCATCGCAAAGCGACAAAAGCAGTATGAGATAGACAAGGCCTCCAAGACCGCCGCCATCAAGGACAAGAAGACACTCGCCAAGACGCTCACCCTTTTGGAAAAGGCCTACCTCGCTGACCTCAAGAAAATAAACGACGACTACCAGCGGGACTCCGTGACGAATAATGTCAAGTACTTGACAAATCGAATGAACACCTACACGCAGGGGAGCGAAGAATTCCTCAAGCGCGCGGTCTTCTTGAAGCAGTATGAGATAGACACGCTCCGGCAGATGGACAAGGAGAGCGACGAGGATTACAAGGCTCGCAAGCTGGCGGCGCACCACGCGCTCATCGCTGCGCAGCAATCGCTCTATGACTACCAGGTGGCGCAGGCTCGTCGGGTTATCGAAAACGAGAAGGCAGCCCTCAAGGGTGGCAGCATCGAAGCGCTCTCGAAGGCCGTGGACCTCGCTCGCTATGACCTCGAGAATACCTACCAGAAGATTGGGGAGAGCGATGCGGATTTCACAGCTCGCATCATCGCAAACGAGAAGGCGCTCGCCGCTGCGCAGGAGGCTCTCTACGATGGGCAGGCGGAGCAAGGCCGCCAGCGTCTGGAGAACCGAATGAACGAAGCCGTCGCCGGCAGTGCGGAGTACCTCGCGCATGCCGTGAAACTCAAAAAGTATGAGCTGGACACCCTCCACCAGATGGAGGAAGAGAGTGACGAGGCTTTCCGTGCTCGCCAGCTCGCAGCACAGAAGGCCTACACCGATAGCAAGCAGGCGCTCTTGGAGAAGTCCGCAGCGGATTTCCAGAGCTACGCGTCGGCCGTCTCTTCAATAGCCGGTTCCGTGGCGGATATTATCGAGAGCTCCACCAACGGAGACGAGAAGGCGGCTCGTCAGGCGAAGAACATCCGAATCGCTTCGGCCATCATCGACACGCTCGCAGGAGCCGTCACGGCTTTCGCTCAGGCTCAGTCCCTGGGACCTATCAAAGGCCCGATCGTCGGAGCGGTGAACGCTGGAGCCGTCATCGCCGCTGGATATGCGCAGGTCCAGAAGATTCGCGCCACGCAGGTCTCCGCCTCCACGGCTGCCACCACCTCCGCCTCGTCCGTCACTACGAGCGCGCCGACACCAGCTGCGGACATACCGACTACGGCAGTGGCCACCACCGCCAGCGACACCGACAGGCTCAACGAGATAATCAAGAACCAGAAGGTCTACATCCTCTCCGATGACCTCGAAGCCAATAGCCGCAGGGTGAAGGTCGTGGCGTCCGAATCGTCTTTTTGACAACTATTGACAAAAATTAACCGAAATTTCCTACCCTTCCACTTTTAGGCGTGCGAGACCACTCTCGTGCGCATTTTATTATGATAGCAACAATAGATGACATACCCGTTTTTAATGCTACTCTTGACGAGGACTGCGGAATAATTCGCGTCTCTCTCGTGGATGACCCAGCCGTCTCGAAAGACTTCCAGGTCTTCAAGGTGAACGCTCGGCCGATGCTCTACGCCGTGCAGGACGAAGACAAGCACCTCGTCCGTGGCGTCATTATGCGAGCCGACTACCCGATTTATCGCAGGGACAAGAAGTTCGGAGAATACTACATAGTCTACAAGCCCGACGTCATCAGGCAGATGGCCGAGAAGTACCTCACGGAAGACCGCGCGAATAATGTGAACATTATGCACAAGGAGGACTCCGACGTGGAGGGCGTGAATATGGTTCAGTGGTTCATCAAGGGCGCGGGCGTGGCGATAGAGGGGTTCGACGACATAGCCGACGGCAGTCTCTTCGCTGAGTACCACGTGACCAACGAGGACGTCTGGGCGGAGATAAAGGCAGGCACGTATAAGGGGTTCAGCCTTGAGGGCTACTTCAACCTCGAACCTGAGCAGAGCAAGGACTACGTGCAGGACGTCATCGACAAGTGGGGAGAATACTTTTCAAAGATTAAGAATATGGCAAATTTCAAGAAATTCGCGACTGCGCTGGCCAAGATGCTGGCGAAGTTCGCAAGCATTACGACCGATAAGGGCGTGCTCGCGTGGGATACCGAGGACGACCTCAAGGCTGGCGACTCCGTTTACGTTCAGGGTGAAGACGGCACTCGCGTGAAGGCCGAGGACGGAGACTACAAGACCGACGACGGAAAGGTCATCAAGGTAGCAGACGGCAAGGTGGCCGAGATTGTGGATGACGACGCCGAGGTGAAGCTCGGCAGCGTGGACACCGACAAGGGAAAGCTCTATGCCGAGGGCGAGGGCGACCTGAAGGCAGGCGACGCAGTCTACTCCGATGAGAAAAAGGAGACACCAGCAGCCGACGGAGACTATGTCACCCCAGACGGCAAGACCATCGTCGTGAAAGATGGCAAGGTGTCGGAAATCAAAGACCCGGAAGCCGAGGTAGCCGCAGCAGCTACTCAGAAGTTTGAGGGCGAGGAGGGCGACGACCTCTCCAAGCGCATCGAGCGTCTCGAGAATATCGTGAAGCTCATCATCAATTTCTGCTACCTTCCTCTTCTGGACGAGAATGGCAATTTCCTCCTTTCCAAGGAAGAGCCGAAGGAGACCCTCTGCGGACGTCTGGACGCTCTGGAGACCGCTATGGACAACGTAGCGACCATCCTTGAGAAGATGGGCAAAGCTCCGAAGGCCGCACCAGCGACCGAGGAGTTTAAGACCACCACTGAACAGAAGATTGACAACCCTCGCACGGCTTCGCTTATGCGAATCCTCAACGCAGGACGATAAACACAAGATAGATAATTCATAAAACCCTTACACATTATGGCATTTGCAGTTACTTCTCTTCCAGACTTCAAACAAGTCAACAGAGACCAAATCATCAACAAGGTGGTCCTCGGCGGACGCTTCATCGGCCGAATCACCAAGCAGACGGGCGTTAAGAAAGACGCCCTCATCAATCTACTGGACACTGATCCGCAGTTCCAGAACGGAGCCGTCTGCGGCTTCACCCCTAAGGGCGACACCACCCTCTCACAGCGCACCATCGCCACGGGCGACATTAAGGTGAATATGTCTTGGTGTCCGCAGACCCTTCTGGGAAAATATGCGGAGTACCAGGTACGCATCGCGGCAACCCCGAATGCTGATCACCTTCCGTTCGAGGATGAGATTCTCGAAAACGTGGAGGCACATATCAACAAGAAGCTCGAGTCAGCTCTCTTTTTCGGCGACACCGCTTCGGAGGATGAGAACCTCAAGCGCTTCGATGGTCTTATAAAAATCGCCAACGCTGATACAGGCGTGGTGAAGTCCACCATCGCCGCAGGCTCGACCGCCTACGCTGCTATCAAGCAGGTGTACCTCGCACTTCCGGAGGACATTCTCGACAAGGCTGAGATTTACGTCTCACCGGCTCTCTATCGTCAGTTCATCCTCGAGCTCGTAGAGAAGAATTACTACCACTATCCGGCAACGGAGGAGGCTCCGTCTGAGATTAAGTTCCCAGGGACCGACGTGCTCATCGTGAAGACCGACGGCCTCGCCTCTTCAGAAACGAAGAAGTACATCGTCGCTGGCGACCCTCGTGAGATTGTCTTTGGTTGCGACCTCGAAAACGACCGCGAATATGCTCGCGTATGGTTCTCAGATGACGACGACCTCTACAAGATGAAGATCAGCTTCAACGCTGGTATTCAGTATGCCTTCTCTGACCGCATAGTCCTGGCGGACTACACCACTATCGGCAAATAAAAACACGGAGGGAGAGGGAGACATCGCGCTCCCTCCACCTCCATAAAATCTCGAAAATTATGGCTTGTAATCAAACAATAAACGGACTGATCCGTGACTGCGCAACTTCCATCGGTGGAATCGTCGAGGCGTATATCGTCAACTATGACGACGTTACCGCCGCGAATGCAGATACGGATCAGATTAAGACAATAACGCTGGCAGGCGAGAAGAAATTCAAGAAATTTCAGTTCCGCCGCGGCACGGGCTCAATGTCCCAAACCCTCCAGGTGGACAACGCCAGCGGGAATAACTACGTCCAGACGGACGTGGTCCTTCAGTTTAACAAGATGGAGACCACAAAGCGAATCGAGATGGCTGCGCTCAGCGTAGGCGAGCTCGTCGTCATCGTGAAGGACGCCAATGGCCTCTATTGGTATCTCGGCTATGACGAGCCCGTTATGGCTTCGGCAGGTGACGGAAATACCGGCACCGCCAGAGGTGACGCGAACCGCTACACCATCACCCTCCAGGACAACGCGAAGACGTGGCCTTACGAGGTTCCGGAATCGGTTGTCACTCCGCTCGTAGACTAAGGCAGCCTACGACACTGCATATACTTCCTTCTTTCTTTTGCCCTTCGGAATTGCGCCCGAGGGGCTTTTGCGTTTATGTGTTAGAGATTTGCGGAGATTTGTAACCGATTTCGCACGATTTGCCACTTATTAGCGAGATGATATATTTTAAGAATACAACCGAGGAGCAGGAGGTCTGGCTGCCTGCCGTAGAAAGCAAAGGTGAGGCTTCAGTCTTCACTCTCCGACTCCGTAGTATGATGACGGGCGAGGTGGTGCTGGACGACGTTCTTGCCGAAGACCGCAACCGCTTCGCCAACTACTACGAGTTCGTGTTCTGCCTTCCGTCGCTCGTAGCCGCCGGGACTTATCAGCTGGACGTCTTACAGGCTGGTGCGGTTGTCTGCACGATGCTCGCGCAGGTGGAGGCGCCTGAGTATTTCGTCGAAGCTAACAATGATTTGAAATTCAAGCAATATGGAGAATAGCAACGCAACTCGAGAGCGGATGGCATTTGCGGCCATCTCTCCAATACTCGAGAGCAACATAGTATTACCGACGGAGACGGCAGTCAGGGGGCATGATTACATATCCTGGGGAGAGGCTAATAACTATCCCGAATACCTGCTGGATCTCTTCAAGAACGTCCCGACGCTTCACAGCATCATAAGCGGAAGCGTGGACTATGTCGTCGGCGATGACGTCATAGGCAATTGGAATCCGTGGGAGGGAAAGGCGATGAATAGCCGAGGCGAGAGCGCTCGCGACCTCGTCAAGAAATGCGCGTATAATTACTTAGTGTATGGCGGGTTCGCCCTCCAGATTATCCGGAACGGATTGGGCGAGGTGGCGGAGGTCTACAACCTCAATACTCGCTTCCTGCGAGCCAACAAGAACTGCGACGTCTTCTACTATTCGGAAAAATGGTGCGACCGCTATGTCCGAAGCGAGAAGATGATTATCTATCCGTCTTGGATGGCTGGGGAGAAGCAGGATAACTGCATTCTTTTCGTGAAGAACGCAAACGAGCAGGTCTATCCGTCTCCGCTCTATGCGGCGAGCGTCAAGGCTTGCGAGATTGAGAAGTCTATCGACGAATATCACCTCAACGAGATAAATAACGGCTTCGCGCCTTCCGTTATGATTAATTTCAACAATGGGCAGCCGACCGACGATATAAAGAAGGAGATTGAGAAGGGCGTGCAGGAGAAGTTCGCCGGCAAGTCGAATGCTGGCAGGATTATGCTCAGCTGGAACGAGAGCCTTGCGAACCGCACGACGATAGACCAATTCTCTGTGCAGGACTACGGAGCGAAGTATGACGCGCTCTCGGCACATAGCCGCCAGCAGATATTCACGGCCTTCCGCGCGAACCCGAACCTCTTCGGAATCCCGACGGATAACCTCGGATTCTCGCAAGAGGAATACCAGCAGGCGTTCAAACTTTACAACCGAACGCAGATCCAGCCCGTGCAGCGCTTAATTTGCGACGCCTTCGACAAGGCTCTGGGCGTAGAGCAATCGATAACGATTACGCCTTTCACCCTCGAAAGGGTTGGCGAAAAGGACATACAATAGGAGGGATTGAAGATGATAGAAGTTCTACTCATTTCGGAGACGATGGTGAAATCCGTCAGCAGTATCAGCGAGAACCTCGCTGGCAAGTTCCTCCGCCCTTCCATCCTCGAAGCTCAGGAGGTGGGCCTCAAGCACGTGCTCGGAGCTCCGCTCACCGAGAAGCTCAAGGCGCTGGTCCTCTCCGGAACGCTCGAAGGCAGCTACAAGGCGCTGCTCGATGCGAGCCAATACTACCTCGCCTATCAGAGCGTCGTGGAGCTCATTCCGAGTGTGTCCTACAAAATTAACAACGCAGGAATGAACACCACTACCGACGAGCATATCCATCAGACAACCTGGGACGAGATTATGGGGATGCGCTCCTTCTACCAGGCGAAGGCGGACCAATACTGCTTGGATTTGCAGAGGTGGGTATTGAAGCATTACGACGACTTCCCGGAGCTTCAGGAGAGCGAGTGCTACGAGATACGGCAGAACCTCGTCTCGGCAGCGTCCTGCGGAGTGTGGCTTGGAGGCTTGAGAGGGCAGAAAATTTGACGACTCAAAATAAGGCGATTTGAGGGGCTTATAGGATTTAGTGGAGGGTTTTTATCGTCTTTGAGTTATAAACCCATTGTTTGATTTTTGTTTGATTTATAGAGGGTGTTTTTAATGACGCTTTATGGAATAATACGGAGGATCGAGGCAACCGCGGCAAAGCAGCCAGCGGTGAATATGATTGTCGAGAATGACATCTTCAAGCTCAACGCCTGCGCCGATGCGCGTTACGGAGTCTTTGCCTGGACACAAGGAGCGCATACGGCAAGCACCGATAGCGACGAGAGGAGGTTTCAATTCTCGCTCTTCTACGTGGATAGGCTGACAGACGACGGCGGCAACCAGCTGCAAGTGCAGAGCGTGGCGGTGGAGGTGCTCGACAATATCCTTCGGGAGCTCGCAGAGGATTGGGGCGTGGACGAATGGACCATTCAGACCTTCAACCAGAGGTTCACGGACGTGTGCTCCGGAGCATTCGCCTCGGTCGTTCTGAGCATTCCTCTCGGGAGCGTTTGTTCCGAAGACTACGAGGCGCGACTGCTGGGAGACTTCAATATAGACTTCAATAATGACTTTTTTGTACGGAAAGAATTAAAAACTAAAATTATATGATTACGAATGAACTCATATCGGAGATAAAGTCGAAGATTAACGACAACCAGAAACAGGCCATCACGGGCGGCGTCCTTCAGGGCGTCCTCGTGGATATGGTGAACGGACTAACGACTAAGGGCCTCACGTTCCTCGGTCTCCTCGGCCCTGGCGACCCTGCACCGAGCAACGAGCCGACGGGCGGATATTACCTCTCGTTCCAGGCCTCCACAAATGGGACGCCCTACTTCAACGGCGTATACCTTCATCGCTACTGCCTGCTCATATGGACGCAGGACGAGCGAGACCGCTGGAAGTTCAAGAAAATCAAATATGAAGACCACAGACCAGCCCCTGCTGTTGTAGTGGGGAGGAAGGTTCCTATTATCGCATACATAGACGGACACTACAAGCTCCGCCTCGGGAATGACGGCATGAGGTTAAGCTATATGTTTTTCGGTCCTACGAATTTACGAATAGAACAGGGCTATCCTTATATTGGTAGGAATAGGCCGATGGGAAAGTCGATGCCTTGTGTCGACGTCCATCAGATCTGTAATTTCCCTCTGGAAGACAATGGGCGTATATTTAAAAACATACAACAAGTAAAAATTTATCTTGAACATTTGAAACATGTGGATTATTCTTATCCATTATCCACGAAGAACTACTCACGCATTGGCGGCGAAGTCAGATGGACACCGCAGCACTGGAAAAGGAAAGCAGTCTTCATCCGCCGCTATTATGGTATGGGAAGCTTTGACCCTCAAAGCAAGTATAAAAACAATAGAATCCCAATACGAGTATCAATGGTATCAAAACATTATATAGTAACCCCCAAAAGACCTTTGGAGACTGCGATTGAGTTAGCTCGTAACTCTACGCCTGACAACTTCGAATATGGAATGCTTTATGCAGCTAAGCGATTATCAGTTAAAATAGATAATGACGGCACCGCGAAGCACGTTCACGCTAGCGGTTATTCGTATAATTCAATACCTTTCGGGCAACCTTATGGAAGATATATCCGCGTCAATGTTAATTCAAAAATAACAAAATAAGCAAGAACTACGACCCAAAGGTAACTCAATACTAATACCTCGATCCTATACCGTTCTTGCTTACGGAACAAAGATAAAAATAAAAAGTTGATAGACAATGAAAAATTTAACAATTATACAAAAAAAATCAGTTTTCTTCACCATCGCGAATCTTAAGTTAATACTATCGGCGGGAGCATACCTCATACGAGGGGATTATGCCCTCGACGCGACGCACACCTTAAGCCCTGAGGAGAATGCGTTGTTAATTGTCTCAACTCGTCGAGGCCAACAAGCGGATTCACCTAGAACCAAAATCCGCCACTCTCTCGTCATTTGTTCGCAGGGCGGTTTCTTCGACGACGTGAAGGTGTGGAGCGGCGAGGACGTCAAGGCCTTGCAGGCGGCAGTCGAAGTGCTCCAGAACGAGAAGCAGAATGTCACCGACCAAGCCCTCTCGACACAAGCGAAGAGCATCGTAGGGGCGATAAACGAGATATTCGGCGGAGGTGTAAAGGACAAGTCCATCGGCGCAAGCAAGCTGGCGCAAGCCGTGCAGGACACTTTGGGAAAGGTGGAAGCGAGAGTAAAAGTGTTGTCAAGTGGTTCTGACATAAAGGCAGTAACAGAGGCAGGTGTTTACATTTTATCTGGATTAAAGAACTATCTAAATATCCCGAATCGTTTGGAGCACTATAACACCGCAATTCTTATTGTATCAGGAGATGGAAGTAAAATTAATAACGGCAAGACAATTATAGGCTTCCAGAGCGGCAGCAGATACCCTTTTGCCGCTACCTTAAGAAATAACGAGTGGACAGAAACCGACTTGGATGCTGCCCTGGAAGGTAAACTCAATGCATCGGCTGGCTCCGTTAAGGCCGCTAACTTGCAAGACGACGCCGTGTCTGAATCGAAGATAGCACCCGGAGCCGTGACTGAAACGAAGTTAGCTTACGGAGCAGTTTCCGAAGCGAGACTCTCTGCAAGGCTTCAAGGCAAGATAAACGGAGCGGCGCAGAAGGCCGTCATCTCAAAGGCCCTCGAAGTAATCGAACTGACAGATAACAACAAGCAGAACAAGGCGGCAATAGATGCAAGGATTGCCAAGCTCACCGAGCTGGGGGTAGACCTCACCAACGGCTATGTAATTTCTATCTCCTACATCTCCGGAAATAAAGAGTATCACGGAATGGTGACCGCTGGCAAAAATAGCCTCTTGAACGGCATCGTCTCAGATGCTCAGGGCGGTTCATATTATGGCATCAGTGTCGGCGCCACGGATGGCATCGTGACCTTCGAGGAGACCGACCCGCTTGTATTCAAGAGCGAAATGTCGTCTGCTATCGACACTCTCGTGGAGTGCGTGGAGTTCACAAAGACGACCCTCTCCAACAAGGCTCACCTGGACGCCTATCTGGCGAAGCTTCCGAATGCGAAGGTAATGTGCTGCACCTACAATGGCGGATATGCAGGCACTCTCCATAAGATTAACGGCAGCTGGTATGGTGTGCTCGTCAGCGAGAGCAACACGCTCGCAGGGCAGCTGAGCATCAAACTACAATCCGACGGCACGATCGTCGAAGGAAGGGCATAAAAATAACAGATTATGGACAAAAGGCTTACTCAAGAAGGAAAGATGACGGCGCAATTCATTTTGGCGGTGGTGGCGGTCTTCGCTGGCCTCTTGCTGCTGTTTATGGGGTTCTTCGCTCCGCCTTACGGAGCGGTGGACTCCAGCCTGCTCGTCGCCTATGGCGAGACGCTGACCTTCGCTGGGAGCCTCATCGGAGTGGACTATCACTATAAGGCAAAAACATCACAACGCGAATGAAGTACTTTTCACTGCAAGAATTGACACGAAGCGACACGGCCGAGCGCTTGGGGATTGACAACACCCCAGACGCTGCGGTGGTGGGTAATCTGGAGACGTTGGTGAAGCGGCTGCTCGACCCTCTCCGTGAGGCGTTCGGCCTTCCTATCATCGTCACCAGCGGCTATCGTTGTCCGGAGCTCAACAAAGCCGTCGGCGGCAGCCCTACAAGTGCACACCTGCAAGGCTATGCAGCGGACCTCGTTCCGAAGGACGGAGACGTGCAGCGCTTCTTGGAGTTTACTTATTGGTGGCTCCTCAGGGAGGGCAAGCCGTATGACCAGCTCATAGCGGAGACAAGCTCCAAAGGAGCGAAGTGGGTGCACATCGGATTATACTCCCCACGGCACACCCAACGATATGAAAACAAAACCCTTTTCAAAAATGAAGATGATTAACGACATAAAGGAGTTCCTCCGCGGCGAGCACTTCCGCGTAGGGCTCGCCATTATCAAGATGGGCGCGTGGGCGATAGCCGGCTTCTCTGGCGTGGCGATGCTTGTTGGAACGCCCGACAAGGTGCCAGCCGTGGCAGTGCTCATCCTCGCCGCTATGGCGTGGCCAGAGCTCAAGCAGTGCCTCAAGGTAGTCACCGGCGAAGACGAAGACGATAAACAATCTTAAACACTTTATATTATGGCAGCATTAAGAAATTTCCTCGCCGCTTTCGTGCGGTGGTTTATGACGGAGGGCGGACTTCTCCACTTCTTCGCCAGCGCATTTCTCGTAGTCTTCGTCGCAGGTGTTGTCGCTCCTGCCTGGGCGGTTCTTCTCACCTTCGTGATCGGCATACTCAAGGAGGTCGCCGACTACTTCCTGCCGAACCACTCGGCGGATATGAAGGACATCTTCTGCGATATTGTCGGTATCGGAGCCGGCACTATCCTCGTAGGCCTGCAAATATGGCTGGCGGGGCTTTTCGTTTAGTCGAAGTTTAGCTAAAGTTTAGCTAAAAAAACCATTTTAGTTGTTCGGAAAATGAAACCATTTCTGCATAATTTTATAGTTTTTGTTTGTTTCGGGGCGGCGATTGTCGCCTCGTTTCTTTTCGGAGTCCGTGAAGGCAGGCGGAGAGCTGCCACCGATGACGTGCAGCGCGATACCATCGTCCTGAGGGATCCCATCCGAATACCGGCTCCGCGGCCGACCTCCACCACCACGCAGGGCGTCATCCTCGTAGCCCTCCAGGATGCGCTCATCTCAACGCCTGACACGCTGCGCTCCCGAGATACTATCTACGTGCAACTGCCGAGGGAGGTGAAAACTTACAGCGATAGCAGCTACCGGGCAGTCGTCAGCGGCTTCCGTCCTTCGCTCGACGAAATTGAGATTTACCAGCTGACGAAGGTTGTCACGGAGACGAGGGTGGTGCGTTCCTCGCCCTGGGTGACTATCGGGCCATCCGTCGGCGTGGGTGTCGCCTCCGACGGCAGGGTCTATCCGTTCCTCGGGGTCTCGGCCACCATCCCGCTCTGGTCGTGGCCACGGCGATAGGATTTGCCAAATTTGGGCAAGTGTATTTTTTTTGAAAAAAGTTTACTTTTTTTGAATAAAGTATACTTTTTTCAAAACTTTTTCGTATATTTGTACTCGGAAGCTGGAAACAATCCGGCGACCGAACAACAACAATTTACAACGATTAAAATTTACAGATTATGAAACAAAATTTTGAAGCACTATCAAAAAAAACAATCGCAGAAGCAGTCGAAAACGGAATGACCCTTTGCACCTGGACTTGCCAGGGCGCCGAAGGTAACGAGCCTATGGAGGGCGTTTGCCGCTTCACTAAGGAAGAGAATGGCCTTCGCTGCGAGTATATCTCGGGCGACGACATCACGAATGGCGGATTCACCTTCGACGGCTATAGGTGGCTGGCAGACTATGACTATATCGTTTTTGGAAAATTCAGCAAGGAGGGATAGCTATGAGAGGAGGGCAAAGACCAGGCGCTGGACGCCCAACACAGGACGCCAGCGTTCACCTCGTGAAGGTGACACCAGAGACATACCGAATGCTCCGAGAGCTGCGCGCCATGGGGTTCATCGGGACGAAGGTGACGGA